CTAGTAGGTGGATCTAAAGGATCAAATCTTGAAATTTCAATAGAATATACTATTGTTTTATATTCATTTTGTTTAGCATACTTCTTAAAAGTATCTTCTGGTTTATTACCTACAAGATTAGGTACTGTTAAATCTTGAGTTAAAAATTCTGAAGTAGAAGAATTTGTAGTAGTGCCCAGTCCTGATGCATCTATAGGTATTTTGGTTCCTAATCCTTTCTTTTTTAATTTTCTTCTAGCTTTTTTAGGTAGTTTACCTAAATCGATACCTGTAAATGATGAATCTTCAGTTGTATTAGTAAGATTTGTATCTACATTAGGAAGACTAGGAAAATTAAAATTAGCTGTTGCTGGAGTAATTAAACCTGTAGTATCTTTTTGTGAAGAAGCATATGATTGTAATGAAGTTGGTGCTTCTACAAGACTACCTTCTAAATTATTACCAGTTACTGTACCCACCATATTGGTGAATATTTGATTATTATTTGTCTGTTGAATATAAACTCGAGTTCCATTTTCAAGAAAATCAGGACCAGTTACTGAAAAAGCCATTAATCCTTCTCTTATAGCAAAAGGAGCAGATTGAGCATCAACTGTTTTATTTCCTTCTATTATTCTAAAATTTCTAAAAAGATCTTGAATGCCTTTTAATTTAGTTTGAACATCTTTAACAGCATTTGAAACAGGACTACCTGGTGGGAAAGTAGCATTAATACCCATAGTAAAAGGATTACATAAATTAAATGTGTTAATTCTTCGTACTGCTTGTGTTATAGGTACTATTGCAGGATTTTTGAATGGATTTTGAGCATCTTTTAATAATTGTGCTTTTCTATTTCCTATTTCTCGATTTGTTTCGTCATACTCATCTTTAGATTTTACTTCAAGTTTAGTTTCTTCATATGAAATTTCTCCCGTAAGGGGATCTTCAAATTCTTCAATATAATCTACTTCTTGTACATTATTAGCTTTTTCTTCTTCTAGTCTTTCTAAATCACTTTCAAGTTTAGCTTTTTTTCCATATAATAATTTATCAGTGTTCTTTTCCATTAGCATAGCAAATTCAGACAAAGTCTTCTTTGCTACAACTACCATTCTTTTTATAGGATTTGCTGAACCTCCTTCTGCCATTATTGAGTAAAATTAGTTGTTGATAATAAATCTTTCATTTCTTTATTAACTCTATCTATAGCTGTTGCTAAACCTACAGATGCTGCTTTGGCACCTAATATAGGAACATCTTCAATTTTAGCATCGGCTAAATTGGGAACAACTTTTTCTTGGAGAATAAAGAAAAAATTAGATAAAATATTAAATAATATATCTCCTTTTACTAAAGGATGTTCGGCATTTAATCCTAATTTAATTTTAGGTGAATTAATTATAGTCATACCTGTACTATCTATATTTACAGTACCTCCTGAAGATATAGATATTGCCTTTTTAGCAAGTAAAAAAGTCATATCCTCTTTAGAATTAAGGGTAACTCTATCAGAATCAATTATAATTTGTTTTCCAGTATAAGGGAATACTGGTTTATATGGGATATCTTTTGCCATTATATTTCACTTTCTCTATCTTGTCTTTCTTGTTCTTGTTTTTTTATTTGTGCATTTTCATTTTCATCTATAGGGAATACTTTTTCATCTTGAAATATTCCTTTTTTAGTTTCTTCTGCTAAATCAGAATCTTTTATTTTACTAACTACATCTCCAGATATATCGGGTTCTTGATTAACAGTATCATATACAATATCTATAGAATCTAATTCTTTATTTGATTTATTTGGATCTTCTACAGGAACTTCTTGAATTAATTTTGTTGTATTAATTTGTGGGGTAGCATCAACACCAAATGAATCAAAGTTTGTTGAAGCTAATCTTATAGGTATATTTTGCCCATCAGTTAAATAAATTGAAGCGGCATCATTTTGAACATCTTCATATATAGGAAACCAATTATTAAATGCACTTTGATCAGCTGTTGATTGACCATTTCTTAAAATTGTAATCGGTGAACCATTAGTACCTTCTGTACTCCAAGGACTTTCAGTATCTTTACTTTCTGAAGTATGAACTGCAGTTGAACTAAATCTTAAAGAATTACCCCATCTTCCTTCTAAAATGATATCTCCTTCTACAGGGTATAAATTTCTAATATAAGCTTCTTCTTTAAATGTTTTGCCAGGAATTGGTTCTTCTACTTGAGTTTCAGGATTATTAGGTATTCCTTCACTTACATTTTCTTTATCTACAGTATCTGTATTATTAGAATATTCTATATTAGGAGGTAACATATTTAAATGATTTTTATTCCATACAGATATAGCATTTAAATAATAATATGTTGTTTGATTGGAATTTCCAGTTGTTACTTGTCTATAAGAAGGACCAGAAATTATAAATACAGTTTCTCCTAATGTTGGAATTTTTTTAAAATTAATATCCATAGGATAAGCTATGGATGCTTGAGTTGTAATTTGATTATTAGTATTTGATGATTTAGTTAATGATTCAAAGCGAATAGCTCCAATTGACCCCCACCCATTAGTTATTTGAAATAAAGATTTAGGGTTAGAAGAGGGTTCTAAATTAACATCAACAACACGAGCCGAAAAAATGGATGTTATATCCCCTCCAGATGGAACAAGAGTAGGGGATGCAATCGCAGAATTACCTAGTGTAGGAAAGTTTTTACTCATTAGTAATCTTCTCTAATTTTATTGTATCTTCTTCTGTACTTTTATTCATTTCTTGTAATGATGCAAATAACATTTCTTTATCAGCATCACTTAATAATTCATCACTATCAGCAGCTTTACTATTTAAAGCACGTTGTACAACACTAGCCATCTTAATTAAAAGATCATCATTTTTAATAGCTAGTTCCATGTATTCTTTTATTAAAGGAACAATCATTGTTGCCTCACCTGGTGAGGTAATTAATGGTTTTAATCCTTCAATTAAAGAACGTAGTTGTACTTCTTTATCTTTTTGATTAACGTGAATTTCTTTTAGAAGATCAGAGAATTTCTTATTACCAAATAGTTTTATTTGAGAAAAATCCATAAGCTATATTTTGGATATAAATATAGATCAAATAAAAATTTACAAAGCCATACTTACATAACCATGTTCAACATATTGAGACATTAATTTTTTGTAAGTTTTTTTCATTTTTTTAATAACTTTAGTAATTTGTGGGGTACTTTGATTTGTTATTTCTCTAATATATATGTATATTCCTTTTTTATTAAAAATATCTAAATTCTCTCTTTTTCTAAATAATTCAATAATAGCATCTGCTGTTCTAGCATCTTCCATTTTAGGAAATAAAGTAAATAAATGTAAATCCATATATTGAATTAGATAATCAACGAATTCTGAGGGGCCTTCTTTAGGCATAGAAGAATTTTGATCATTTAATAACATAATATTTAATGACTGATCTTCATCAATTTCTTCAACTTTAGCTCTTTGTTTTAATTTCTTATAATTGTTATTATTATACAATATAAGATATCTTTTAGCTATAGTACCAAAATAAGAATATGCTTTACCTTTTTCTTGATTGTATAAATGAAGTTTTTCTAATAAAAAAGTAGTTACCTCGTGTTGTAGTTCACCTATGGTATCTACTTCGGTGTAGTAAAATTTAAATGTATGAATAATATTTTCTGTTAACTTATGAAAACCATACCATATACGATCATTGTATATTTGGTTTCTTTTCTCCATATCAGTAGTTGCAAGATATTCTATAATTGCATCTTCTGTATCTTGAGTAAAATATTGATTTTTAGTTTTTGGCCTACGAAGTCTTATAGTCCCCTTCTTAGTATATTGGGGACCCTCATCTTTTTTGGGCACAGATAGAATTTTGCCCTTATAATCTTCGTCAAGAGGTAAAGACATTTATTTTTGGACGTTATATTCGTTTATTAAATCTTGAATTTCTTTAATACCCTGAAAGAACCATCCAATTTCGTCATCTGATTGGAAAATTTGTTTTGAATCTATTTCTTTTATTTTCTTATTAGATTCGGTCATGATAGTAGAGATATTTCTAATATAGTTGTCTTGTACTACATTCATATCTTCTAACTTTTCATTTTTACGTAATAAATTCCAAATTACATATCCAAGTAATCCAAAAATAAAAATACCGACATTAATTATAATAATAACGGCTGTTGTAGAAATAGTCATTTTTTAAAGGTTTTTCACTAAATTCATTAAATTATCATCTTTAGAACCTATTTTACCGAGTTGGGTATTAACTCGATCTTGTTTTGTTGTTTTCTCTTTTGTTTTTGGTTGACTTGAAAAAGTATCTAACCATTCACGCTCAAATTCAATTCTAGATGCCATAAGGTCAGCTTGGTGAATAATAAAGGGAAGAGAGGTACGTGGTTTAGTTTCGGGCATAAATCCTTTCAAATATTGCTTATTAGCATCATCATATAAACCATCGTGCGTTTTAATAGCAATCCACTCATTTGTAGTAAGTTGAACTCCCATTTGTTGTATTAAAAATAAAGATCTATCTGGAACTGTCATGTATTCGATTTTTGTATTAAACGTATACATTTCTCCTAAATTCTTTTTTCTCCATTCATCTGTAGAAGGAAAAACAGATACTTCTTCTAAACTACCTATTTTACCTAAATCATGGTTAAGAGCGGAAACAAACAATTCTTCTTCAGTGTAGGTATCTTTAGATCCCATTTCCTGCCACAACGTGTGAAGCTTAAATGCGGCAGTAATTACACGTACAACGTGATCAACATAACCCCCTGGGAAACAATTGTGATACGCTTTTTTATGAGAAGCTGGAAGAAGAGCTATTCTGTCATCTAATTTAGTATAGAACTCAATGAATTTGTCTTTTCGAACACCTCCAACGTATTTTTCTATACCATTTAATAAAACATCATAATTAGCTTTTATTTGCTCCGCTGTTAAAACCATGTTACTCTTGTATTTCGTTATTTAATAAAGTTTGAATATTATCAATTTCTTCCTTAATTGTATCAATATATTGATTAACTTGAAGTTGTTCTCCTCTTTGAGAATGATGTTTAACTAAATTTTGTAAGTTAACTAGTTTTTCAAGTTTTTGTTCTATATTTTGCTTATATCTCATTTTAAATAGGATTTGATTATATCAACTGCCTCATCTATAGTATCGAATGTACGATGGTGGGGTGAGGTAGCCAAGTTATTTTCACCGGAAGGTGAAAGATAAATTGATTGATTAAAAATATTGTCTGAGGGGAATTCGATTATTGGATAAGAATTAGTCTCTAATTTAGATTCTATGTTATTTGCAATTGCTGGATGTTCAATGCAATCAATATACTGGTAAGGAATTTGCAAGTGATTTAATGTGTCTTTAAGCAATTGACAATGTCGGCAGGTTGGCAGCGTATAAATAACAATTTTTCCCATTCCCCTTTTTTATTAATTTCTTATTTTTTTAAAACCCCCGTTGTATAAATATCAAAAAAAATTCTTTTGTGCATTTTAGGGTTTACAAGGTAATAAAGATTTCTCACTTCTCCAAGTTTTTCTGTAGGAGTTTTTGGATCTTTTTAGCTTTTTTTAAACCTTCCTTATATTCATGTTCTTCATATAAAGGTATAACATCTAAATCAATACTTTCTAATAATTCTTTAGCTTGTTTTTTTTCTAAATGTTTATATATAGGATCCCCATTGATATCTTTTTCAAATATCAAATCATAAGGGGCGAGGGCTATTTCTAATAATCCTCTTTGGGTTTTTAATCCTTGATCTAGGACATCTGTCCAACTATCAATGAACTTTTCAAGTTCTTTTTCTGTATTAAATTCCAAATTTGTAAGTTTCGTTAGACTTAATTACCCTATCATTAAGAGAAGAAGTTACAAAATAGGGCATGCATTCATATCCTAAATTTTGAAAATCTCTATATAAAGGTAAATTCGTTGACTCAGCTTCGTTCAAGACTCTTTTTTTTATTAAATTGTTATCGACTATTTTTATATCCATTTATACATATATACTATTTTGGAGATAATGCAATTAAAATGCTATCTTTTGCATGATATCGCCCATCATATGAAACATTTAAATAAACTTTTACAGTATCCCTATTGATGATAGCACTTTTCGGAATTGGTCCCAACATTTGCTTAGTCCAGAGAGGAAAAAATCTAGGGTTGTATTCGTGTCTATACCCATTCTGTGTTGAAGGAGGGATAAAACGTACAGAAGTAGGGTAAACGTAATAAACAGGATAATCGTGAAAAACACCGTCAGAATAATGCCAATGTTTATCGGTAGAGAAAGCAGCGCGTATGTTAGCCTCACCATTATATTTCTGGTTTTCGGCCATATCAGTTGATTCAGCATAAATTTGTGTATAAGTAAAGTTTTGTATTGTATCTAATTTAACAGATTGATTATACTCATTCTGGGTATCATCTACTGTTAAAAATATTTGTCCACGCTCAGCACGTTGAAGTTCAGGATATAAATTATCTTCTAGATCTTCTGTTGTACATGAAACGGCAATTAGGAATGCTAATATTAATAATAATATCCATTCCCCTATTGTTTGAGGTTCACCTTTAGCAGGTTTATATTTCCTTTTTTTCATAACCTTTTATTATATTGTTTATATCTTCTCTTGATTGCCATCCTCTTACGTCAAATTCACTCTCTTCCTTACTCTCATCTATAATAGCTACCTCGAATGATGCGAAATCTTTTTCCGTAGGATTAAGCATTTTTTCCTCCCTACCAGTACAGTAAAGATTCGGTCCCGCTACCACAGATAGGACAATTCCATTTTCTTTATCTAAAAAAATGCTAGACATTATCGAATAGTTTTTATCCGATTTGTGTGGCCAAAATATTAAATTATCAAATGTCATCTTATTTCTTGAATTTTTCTTACTAATTGCTGTTTTGCAAGTGTTATTTCTCCGTTCTCAATACATTCTAATATCTGATTGAGTTCCGTATATAGTACTTCTCTATTTATTTTTAGCTCTGTACTCATTTTCTCTTTTTATTTTTTCTTTCTTCCATTTTTGATCTATCTTATAAATTTCCCATTGATCTACTGCAAACATATAAACTGCAGCACAAGTGGTGATAAATCCAATAACGGTAAAAATTGATATTATACAAGTCATTTTTATTGTTTTCTAAGGGTTATTTCTGGTTCAAAATTATCAACATCACTAGTTATATCTCTTTTAAGATAAGTTGTGAAGTTAGCATCTTGTTCATTAAAATGGTTTAATAATCTAACTGTTGGTAATAGATCTAAACCTTTATCATGTTTAAATTTAATTTTTCTATTTCCCATATCGGTAATTCCGACTATAGCATAACTTCCAAATTTCCAACTTAACATGATAGTATCTTTAAAATGTTCGGGCATGCCTGAATCTTTAAAGTCAAAATATTCTACTTTAGCATTTGGATATATTTTTTTATACTCCTCGAATGCTTCTTTTAATAATTTATCTTTATCTATTTTTTTATTTTTCATGATATTCTTTATATAAATCTACAATATGTCCAAAGTATTTATCAAAAACTTTAACTAAATTATCATAATCACCGGAAGTCATTTCTTTATTGATTTCTTCCCAATTTAATCCTAACATTGTAGCAAAGTTTTTAGCTTTTCCTAATAAAACAAAAGCATTTCCATCTGGACCATTAAGGTCAATTTCTTCTTTTCTATCTTTTAAATAATCTTTTCTATTCTTGATCGCCATATAAATCTATTTTATTTGCTTCTTCGTTAATTTCTTTTAAATTCTCTTTAAGACTATCTAAAGTAATCTTAATATATTTTATTTCGGTATCTTGATCTAATTTCTCTAATCTTTCGATCCATTCGACACCCACATTGGATAATCCCAATATTTTTCCTAATTGACCTGAAATTTCAAATGTATTGATTGCCATTATTAATATACTTTATGAACTTCTTCTTCACCATCATATAGTATCGAAATACCATCTGATTCAACAACGTATTTATTCATTCCGTTATAAGTTCTTAATGTACAATTAGCATAAACAGTATTACCATCTACATCTAATCCTTCTAATTGGAAGTGACTACCTACTTTTAAATCTTTTATTTTTATCATAACCTTTTATTTATATACTTAATATTTGTGATTTACTTATCAATGTGTTTACCCAACCTAAACCAAAATTGTCATGCCAAACTTTAAGTTTAACACAACCATTTAATCTTTCATCATAATCACATTGGTAATTTGTATCAATGACAATACCATCTGTGATATTACCATATTTATCTTTAAATTGTACTTGATCGTTTAATTTCATAACCTTTATTTTTATTTACGCCGTAAATATACGAAGGCTGCCTGGGGCAGCCAAATTTTTTCGCATAAGTCTTTAAATTACTTTAACCATAGGTTTTTACATTTTTCTTGTAATTCTCTTTCTATCTTATATAAATCAACAATATATGGGACTCCATTAATTATTCTATCTTCCGGAACTTTTTGGAAGTGAACTGATGCTTTTTCTCCTACTTTTAATTTCTCATTTAAAATTTTTATAGTTTTATAACTACCATTTCCTTGTACTTTACTAATATCTTGACCTACATTTCTATATGAACTAAATCTTTCATAAGCACCCGATTTGCTAGTTCCAAATATACCAATTTTTCTTTTAGTTCCTTTAAAAATAATAGTATAAATACCTTTTGACCATTGGTATTTTTTAGGAAGAATAGGAACATCAATTTGATGTTCTCCCGTTTTAGTAATTTCTATAACTTTCATATAACCTTTTAATTTTAAATATTCCTGTAAATATACGAAAGCTAGATCGTGACTCCACGCTTTTGCAATTCTTTTAGTATAAGATGCTTTTTCCTACTATAGTTCGGATCCTTATAAAGCTTAATAAGTTCTTCTGTTTTAGTACCTGATGGAGTATGGTGTTGCCATCTCC